TAAATTTAATATCTTATTTGGTATATAGAATGCCTCTATATACGAAAGAAGATTTAGCCAAACTGAAAGATTCAAAACCCATTCCGATAATCGCACATACGCACGAATGTATTGTACCAGTGGTATATTCAGGGATGGTGAACCGTTTTTTAGAATCAAAGGGGGTCCATCTGCCGTTAACACATCACCAGTTGGCGGACATGAAGCGAGAGGCGGGTACGTCAGGGTATGCAAAGGGGACGCATAACTTACAGGCTCAGAAAGTGAGTCAAAAAGTAATTATCCACTTAGGAGAGAAGAAAAAGGCACGACGACGTAGGGCGACACGACGCAAGGGATTTACAGGAGGCAAACCAGAGGCACCACGGCCAGCACCACAGCCAGCACCAAGCGGCTCCCAAGCCCTTTACAATCAATTGCGTCCTGATAACTATTCTATGATACGTCCTCTATCCACTCAAGTCCCTCAAATATTTCAACAGCGGGATTTTGGTAAAGAGGCGAAAGAGGCAAAAGCGGTAGAACAGGCTGCATTGGATAAATACAAGGCGGAATTGGATCAACGCAAACATCAAATGGAGGAATTGGAAAAATCAATGAAAGAGGTACAGGCTCAAAAGGCCCCCCTCTATAAACCTGCGGATCAGATTCCACTCCGTGCAAATGATTTTGATCAACTACCTACAGATATACAAGCACATGAACGGGAGGCGGCCCTTCGTAGATATTTAGACAGGGAGGTGGGGAGAACAATGAAAGCGGCAAAAAAAGCGGCTGCGAAACAAAAACAAGAGGATGAGAAACAGTCTCATCGTTCAGAAGAACCTATACTACTGCCCCTCTTAGAAGAACCAGCACAACCTGCAGTATCCGCTCCTGAAAAAAAGAAAAGAAAACCAAAAATAAGACCGTCTTTATCATTAGATGCTTAAAGCAAAATATACGCTCCCCATTAATCTTTCTTAACGTATAATTTTTGCTGAGCCACGCTATGCCCCATTGCCTCTGCTGTCTTTTCTAACTCTGCAATAAGTGGTCCTTGTTTTTCTGTGATATGAATGTGACGTAGCATATTAACGGAAATGAGTTTTGGTTTGAAGATGCTATTAAGAATCTTTGTCATGCCTGAACTGGTAATTTCTTTATTGTAGTAGTCACAGAATAAATAATCCTGATCGTGGAAAGCGATCCATCTGCGGAGTAGCATTTCTAAGCCCTTTGGAACTTTCTCAATTTGTAGCCCTGTAAACTTTGCCGTTTTATAGAGCCGAAAATAAAACGTCCCCTTATCATAGTAGTTATCTTCTGCTTTGTCATAGTTGCGTACTTTCATCTTGCAGAAGTCCATTGCACGCCTAGGAGGAATCATGGTGAAACAGGCGAGGATAACATATTTTTGTAAGTTTAGAATATCATCCTTAGATGGTTTGGCTTCTTTGAAGATGTACAAATATTTCTTCTTCAGTGATTCTAAGTGTTCCTCAATTTCTTTCCAGGTAATCCAGTTAGCCTTTTGTTCTTCTGTCATCTTGTTCTCCCGTTGTAATGCGTTATAATGGTTAGCGTCGTTCATCATTTGTTCTCGGTAGTTCTGTTGTACCTTGCCTTCTGTGAAGGACACCAGTGCGGATAGGATTGTCTTCCGTACATTGTATTTAATTGTTTCTAGATGTTTCATTACTTTTTCTTGCTGTGTAATATAAAGGTCGTGATCAAAATCTTTGTCAGGCCATAAATCTTTAAACATACAGCGTACAATGTTTGTATATGTTTTAATAGAGGAGTCGCTGAGGTTGGGGCGGTGGTGCTTAATGACTTTGGTTAATGCTTCCATGGTTCTATTCTATATCTATATTTTTTTGTTTATCTTTTTCTTCAGTTAACTGTCGGAGCATTCTCTCCATTCGCCACAGGTCCCGCCCGAGTACATTTAGCTTAGTAAGTATCTGATCTTCTTTTGATGGTAGCGCTAATGGCTTACATGCAATCATATTTTCATATTGTAGTTTCAATTTTTCTTGCGATGTCGGAATGGATTGAAAAACAAGACTCATTTTCTACTTACCGTAGAGAATATTTATCTAATTAATCTACAATCTGAAAAATCCATATAGCGAAAGTTGATATAAATAGAAAATCCCTTAACAAAACAGGCCGTTTAAAGAAAATAAAACGTTTTATTTTCCTTAAGTAGTTAAAATATATAGGGAAAAAGCTATTTATAGTAACCAAATCGCAGTTTATACAGCATTTTACGGATATTGCTCAATTAGTTATACGCAAAACACATAAATATTATAATCTTCTCTATTATATATGATTAGACTCCGAGGCGTTCCCAGGCATAAGCAATTACAATCACGGGGAATCGGTGGCGACATTCTTAATTGGCTATTGGGCTATGAGTCTACCCGATTCAAACAGTTTCTTAAGCAGCACGGCGAAGAAAAGATAACGTCTTTGATGGTAGTACGTAAGCCTATTGCGAAAGCAGTTCGTTTAGGATTTGACCTTATCACAGGTGGAGCGTTTGAGGCTGCGCATAAGAAGTTAGGCATAGATAACTTTTTCCATTTGTTCTTAGTGATCAATGGTAAGTATCGTGTTGAGAAAAACGAGACCGTCAACTACGTAGCGTACAGTAAAGCCCCTGACGAAGAGGATATGTCTGTACCCTTAAAGGGTGAGTTGACAATAGATGAATTGATACAAACCGCCGCCAAAGGGGCTGAGAAAACCTTTTGGCTGGAGTACAATCCACTCGGGAATAACTGTCAGCAGTGGGTCTCTACTGTACTACAGAAAAATGGTTTGATGACTCCAGCCATCTCCGCTTTTGTGCGGCAGGACATGGAGAAGCTATTAAAGGAGTTACCAGGATACACTGAGGGGGTCTCTAGGGACATTACCGATACTGCTTCCTACGTCAACCGGATCCTCCAGCTTACTACGGGGGGTCGTCTTGGTTTCGCTGTCGGGGATGAAAATCTTGGGGATGGGCGGAAGCACCTGCGAATTCCAAAATTCAAGCGACTTGTGAAGCCGTTCGGCCATGTCTAATGTGGCCGTCTTGGTTTCCCCGTTCTCCACATATTCAACCTTTACGGTGTCGGAGGCAGGTATGGCCTTCTCAAACATCTCTTTTAGCTGTTCTTGTGATCGTTTCGGTGTGCTATAGGTGACCTCCATTTTTCTCTATAACTGCGAAAGAAAATTTTTGCATGAATTATTTCTTGGTCTAAAATAGAGAGCCATGTCCGAACTATCCAGCGACTCCAGTGATTCCAGCGATAATGAGTTAACAGAGAAATCCGAAATTAGTCAACATGAGTTAAATCTTAATATGGTTAACGAGTGTATCAGGGAATATGAGAAGGAACAGAAGAAGGAGCGGAAGATCCGCAAAGATGCCCGTTCTAATATTGAAACGGTAGAAGTCCCCGCAGATGCCCTGCAACATATTACACTTACAAAGATGCAGTTACGACAATTGGCTGCACGGGATAGAAAGGAGCGAACAGAGAAGCAAAAAGAACAAACACGTTTACTGGCTGAGGCGGCTCGGAAAAAGCTGGATTTACGTAAGGATAAAGAAGTGCCTGGTGTGGTGGTCAAGGTTGCCCCAAAGGCGAAGCCTCGTGGTCGCCACGTAGCGAAACCGAAGGTAGAAAAAATTGAAGAAGTGGAGGAAGAAGAAGAGGAGGAGGAGGAAGCTCCGCCTCCTCCTAAGACGAAGGGGTTTCAGGCCCGAAAGCCTAAGCTAGAAGATGAGATAGAGGAGAAGGTGCAGAAGCTTAATAAGCTGGATGCAATGATAGCTGGTAACCCCTATTACGCCATGATTATGGCTCAGCGACAAAAGGGGCGACAATAATAATGTTCTTAGTAAATATATGGCTCACCCATCACATAATCCATTTGCTATTCCTTCATGGAATCAAATTATAGAAGAAATACAAGACCCACGTACACGTGGTGCTTTAAATTTGTTATATCCCGAGCATCGCCAGTTTTATCGTAGTATCCCTTATTGGAACTATAAACAGCATGTTATACCCTATATTAATCGGGCTATTTTACATTATAATCATGCGCATCCTCAACAACATTTTGTTGATTTGGGTATACATCAAAAGGAAACAATTGTCAATAATGCCTTTACAGAGTTTTTAGATGATATAGATGAAATGTTAGAAGGTAAACCTATTGTACCTGCAGCGGCGATTGGTGGTACAGTGGAACAGTTTCACCGTCGCATCATAGATGCACGAAAACGACGACATTAATAATGTACTTAGTAAATAGATAAAAAAGAATGTTTGTAATTCTCTTTTACTTATTTTTAACATGGGTCTTATTCTGGACAGCATTAGTGGAGGTGTTAAGAAAGGAAACTTTATACTATGCCTAAGTAGAATGTACCACATCCTGCCCTACACCTATCAACGTGCTGCAATAATCGGTGTACAAGTTAAGCCCTCCGCAAAGCTCCATAAAAAATTGGATGTCTTCAAAAATGGAAAACTGATCGCATCCGTTGGAGATACTCGTTACAAAGATTTTCCTACTTACGTTAAGGAGAAAGGTATGGAGTATGCTCTTAAGCGTAGGGAGCTATATTATATGCGTCATAAGAATGAGGGTCTAGCTGGTAAGATGGCTTTGGAACTCCTTTGGTAGCCTTTTGGATTTGTTTCACCCATCGGGTTCGCCATCTCTGTAGGATGGGTGGGAGTGGTTTGCTACATTTTGCATCAAACTCTTTCAATTCTTGTTCCATTTCTATCTATACAAGATAATGAAAGTTTAGGCCGGTCCAAAAGCCGGTCCAAAAGCCGGTTTGGGGTGGGAGTGGGAGGTGGGAGTCTATTTCTGGTTATGCTATAAAGAGCTTTACGGCAGGCCGGCAGGCCGGTAGTGGGCCGGCTCGCCGGGCCGCCGGACAGCCGTTTCCATGGACTTTTTGGCTTTTAACTCCCACCTCCCACCTTTTAAAAAACTACTAATAATATTTTTATATAATTAGTAGTTATTTATATTACAAAAAGAGTATTTTAATAAAAAAAAAGAGAGGAACGAGAGGTGGGAGTTAGGTGGGAGTGGTGGGAGTGAGAAGTAACACCCACCGCCCCAACCGGCACATGGGACGCTTTACTGGGGGGAGCGATAAAATGGTTCATTGTGAGAACTAATTTTTTTCTCAATCAACGTACCACGATAAGGGAGAATTCTCAATCCAAAGGATTTTGTGTTCATGGCGTGAGGGAGGTCATTCTCCTGACAATATAGTTTATATTCTTTAAAGAAGTCCACTGAACTAACCCATTCGGCATTAGTATACTGTTCTAAGAATATTTTTTCAGATTGTCTTGTAATATTTTTAACCTCCTGCTTAAATTCTGTTTCAGGAAAGAGGCGGGGATTCCACTCACCCAATATAACGTTTTCTAAATATTTTCCAATGGTGAACGTAAACTTAGGGTCAATAATCATTTTGTATTTCTCTTTCCAATCAATATTCTTAAGGCGTGAGGAACACATAATAAGATTACCACGACGATCCGAATCCTCAAAGCTAAATAATTTGGGATCTTGTAGCGTAGCTATCTGATTTGCAATATTTGGGCAATTGTATTCTGTCTTGCCCTTTGGCTGGACGGTAATGGAAGAACCTGTAATCCGTGATTTCATAGCCCCCACATGCCCCTTCGTATATGACTCGTCCGCATCTTCCATATATTCAATAATAGCACCCTCCTTCATGGTGTTGTGCTTACCCCAATATGTCTCGGCATCTGAATAATGGGCAAAATGTTGAGATCCAATAACACGCCCAATAATACCCATAAAGGTATCCTTGCCCGTCCCCTGTTGATAAGAGCAAAGGTAGATAGCAACATCCGTCTTTTTAAAGGGGCATTGAATAAGGTGACCAAAGTATTTTAGCAAATAGGTATACACCTCGGGTTCATCGTTACATACAGCATGTAATAAATCCTCAAAGAAGGTAATGTATTTGGAGCGTTCTTCTTCTGTAACGTCACAGGTGATTCTTTGATAGGCGAACCCTTTGAAGAGAGAATATTCATGGGGGAGACACTCTTCAGGCATTTTCATAACGAACTCCTCTATGACACGGCGGGTAGGGTCCTTTCGCCACTTATCCAAGAAGAGAATTTCCTTTTCGTCTTCTTTTAATTTCCACATATTAAATGCTTCCATGGAGTGGCCGATATCATAATGCTTAATATTATTAGAACGGTCTATTTCACAGATCGTATTGAGTGGCTTAAAATAGAAGTGGTCAGCCTCCCATTTATTTTTGAGGGTTTGATATTCATCGTTTTCTTTGACATGAGAAGAGACGAGGGCCTCCTCTGTATAGTAATCCATGGCCTTAATGGCCAACCTGACAGCGTACCCTGTTGCATCAAAGATGGCCTTTTCAGTACCCGCTATAATCTCAGGAGTGCAAGAACCAACGCCACGAATCATACAACCATCATAAGAAGGGACATCCGCATGGAGATTCTGAGAAGTAATATATGCAATAAGAGCATCTAAGCACGTCCGCTCTTCACGCTGAACAATTAGAGATAAGAAGCGACCTTTGACGTTAGAACCCTTATCACGCTTTAGAGCCTGATATAATTCATCATGATCCTTGCGGGCAATTAATGCCCCTGTTAGAATCTTCATCTCCTCAGAGATATCCTCAAATAATTTAGGTGCGATATCCAGATTTTTAATGAACGGCTCATAATCAAACAACCACGCAGGGAGACCGCCATAGAGAACTTTCAATATTTGCGTTTTTACTTCTTCTTTGGATAAATAAAAGTCTTTTTTCATTTGGGCAAACACCGCATCACGATTACTAATATAGTAAAGTAAGTTAGGCATATCCTGATTGAAGTGACGTTTAGCGTATTGATGGATGATAACAGGATGACAGTTGACAATATCAAGATCATCGTATAATTTGCGGCAGAGGGTACCACGAACGCTTTTCTCTAATCGTTCCAGCCCCACGGGATGAGAGTAATAGCGACCATACCCTAAGCGGCCAGGGGTAGTAACGGTTAATTTGTACATAACCGAAGCAGAACATTCGTTGATTTCAGTAGATTTCTTTTTCTTTGTATCATATAACATTTTAAGCTTATCCCGTTCGGCTTTATCAATTTTCGTATTACTCCACAATAAGGACATCATTTTGCGATCAAAGTACTGAGTCGTTTCATAGCATTTCGTTTGAAGGGTCATTTTTTCTATTGTATGTTTAGAAAATAATTTCTGCCGGACATTTCGGGCCGGATTTCAATCAAATTTTATCCGGAGTCGGAGGATTTCTTTAAGTCCCCAAAACGAAAAAATTGAAATCCTCTTTTTTTTATTGAACTGTAGTAGATGACACTAGAAAAGGCTGTCTCTGAAATCTGCTTAACGTATGGATTATCTGAAGAGCAAGTACGGTTAGTACTAAGAGAAACGGAGAAACGCATTCCAGAATTTCATAAGAGATTCGGGGAAGAATTATATTTTATGGAGCTGTGCAAGTACCAGGTCAAACACTATGAAGCGCTGCAACGAATCAATTTACAGTATGATTAACTTATTTCTTAGGTAGAAAAGGCTTTGCTGAAGGATTCAACGATCGCCCACTACTGGCTTCAATTAATAAATCATCCGTCTCTTTCTCTTTTCGTGCCTCTTTTCGTGCCTGTTTCTTCAATTTTTTCTCATGCTTTATTCGTTGATATTCTTGTAATTCTCGTGTTTGCCCAGGCAATCTACCATCCGACCCATCAGATGGACCTCCTGCATCTGAAGCACCTGTTGAATGTGACCGAGTCCAATCCTGCGGATGATGCTGGTGATGGGAATGATGTGACGTATGAGCATGATAAGGATGATGCACCATAGCCGTAGGGATACGCTCCTCTGCATCACGAGCTGACATGAGGCGGACTTGTGCCTCTGCCTTAGGTAACGTTGTATGCTTTGCATGGACGTGACCCGTCTCCTTGTTTACGACACGGTATTTATGGTCTGTCTTCTGAATAGAGAAAGGCATCTTGTTCTATATCTATTATAAATAATATAATCTATTAGAAATGAGCGACTTGTCTAAGATATTCAAAGCCCATGATAAAGATGATGTCAGCAAACACGACCCTATACTAAAAAACACCAAAGGTTCTATTATGCTCCTTTTGGGGAAGAAAAGGACAGGAAAGTCTTCACTATGGTTATCCCTACTATCCTCTCCAAAGCTCTTTGGGGGATACTTCGGTAACATCTTTTTAATAAGTCCCTCTAAAGAAGAAAAAACCAAAGCTCTCCGAGAAGAATTAGAGGCAGAAGGCAAATACTATACGGATTTAACGGAAGCAAACATAACCTCCATTGTGAACTACATTAAAGCGGAACAAGCCAAACAAAAGATGAAAGAATTGAAATTAAAAAAAAAACTTCCGCCGATTTACAATTGCCTGATCTTGGACGACTGTGTGAGCGACTTACCTCGCTCTTTCAAGAAAAACGTCATTACAAACCTCTTTTTAAATCATCGCCATATCTCGCTCTCCATTATTTTGATTTCTCAGGCCTACAAAGCCATCGCCCCCACTCTACGGAAACAAGCGGATATCATGTACATCTTCCCAATGTCCAATCTCAAAGAGAAAGAAGCTTTACAGGAAGACTGGGATATACCAGATGAAATATTTGACAAAGCATTTGAAGATGAATCCGATCACCCGTTCCTCACCGTCAACGTTGTAGGAACAAAACCCACGTTTTTTAGAAAGATGACGAAGATAGAATAATTTAAATATTTTATTGATACTATATAGAAATGCCGTTAGTTCAGTTTGTGATTACCTTGGACGATATTTACAATAACGCCAATGAAACTTCAAACGGATTTACAACGATCCCCGTCACAGCCGCAGCACCCTCCTATAACAGTCCAGCCACAGTAAACCGCCCTTGTAACCTGTACGGTGGGAGATATCGTGCAAGGGTTGATGGATTTCATATTGAAACGGGAGCGTATAACACAACCACGTATGGACAAAACCCCCAAATCGTCTATATTAGTTCTTCCCTCTTTCATTTTCCAGCCATGGGACAATCCGCCCTTGCATTCACTACGAACAGTTACAATGTCATGGCGGATATGACAGGACACCGAGAATTTGAAATAAACGCCATTAATGGTAATGTAGACTTAAGTATTAGCATTAGTCAATTTGGTCAAGCCATCAACGCTAACCCCGCCGCCGTCTCCGCTCCCTTCACAATTGACAGGTCGGCAACCTGGCAGTCCGCACAATTTGCGTATTTGATTCTCTCCCTACACTTGGAACCGTGCGACTCCAAAGCCACCTTTGGACAAGTTAAAGGTGCATTCCAATAAATTATTTCAATAAAAGCCCTTATAAGGAGCATATATTGAGATAACAACAAAAATTTTCTACTTATTCAAAGAAGGCAATTACCGACGTAGTTGGATTGTGCCGTCCGCTTCAAAGCAGCATAGCACATCATATACAACAATGACAGTATTCAAGTTATTTGTAGCCTGTTTACCGTAACCGGTGAGTTGGAGGTTCAACGTGGTGCAAGGAGTACCAGCAAACAACGAAGCCTCGTCATCAAACGAAGTCAAATCCCAGCCGAGAGCATAGAATTGCGTGACGTATGGACTTGTGGCCAGGGTGGCGGAGATCATGGAGGGACTGGAGTAGATGACCGATCCCTGCAAGTTGTGATGCAGGGCATTCTTTAAGCCCTGGAAGACCATCGGCACGGTGTCAAAGATAGCAGAGTTGATCTGGTTACCGTCCACGAAGACAATGGCGTTAGTGCCTGAGCCACCGAAAGGTTGTGCATTGTTGTAGTCCACAGTATCACGAATGTATTGCAATTGCGTACCGGCAGCGTACGAAGTCTGGTTAGAGGGCAGCACGAAGACGGCACGGACGGATGAAGCGTTTAGACCGATTGAGTAAGAAGTTAAAATATTTGCTGGAACCTGAACGGCAAGTGAACTTGTCAAATTCATGATAAATGGGTGAGTCTTTACGGCCATGCGTTCAGCCTCCACGTAGGCAGCGGGCAACTCGCAAGCCTGGTACACGAGGTACGTGTTGCTAATGGAGTAGTCCGTGATAGTGGCCGTTCCACCAGTGTACAATGAACGAGCCACGGAAGCCAAATCAATTTGTAATGTTAAAGGAGCAGAGCATTATGTTAACTTGTACTTTCATACAAGAGCAGACTATACCTTAAGCGACTTTGAGTCGCCGACCACCGTTTCCTTTCAAAGGGCATTCCCTTAAAGGCTCAGTCGTTGCGGGAGTATCCCCTAAGGACACTTTACCCACGGATTTCCCAATCCTCATCGTTATTACCATACCGTAGTCTATTAAACACGCCATTATACCATTACTAGTATAACTTGGTAGATGAGGCTCTAAGGGAGTTCCCGTTAATGAGCGGTCTCGCAGAGCAAATTGCTCCACTTGCAACCCGTTACCGAGTCACAATTCCTCCCCTCGCTTTCGCTTTTTATTAAGGAGGTAATTTGGAAAATCTTGCGTAGATGAGTTAAAAGCCGACAAAGGTAGGGGCAAAACCAAATCAATTACGGCCTGAGTACCACCAGTCAAATAAGTGAAAGGCAGACCAACACCAGCCAACAGAGCAGCATCTCCTTGCAAGTAAGAGGCGCTGCTATTGTGCAATAACAACAAGTTCATATTATCATTGCAATAATTTTGCTGCTCAATCACTGCAGAGTTAGCACCGTACAACGTCATACGTGTAATAGGGGCGTAACCGTTGCCGTAGGTGAGGGCAAAGCCCTGACCAACAGCACCGACGGCACCAGGACCCTGTAATGAAATAGAGTGACCAGCGTCAGCGTTAGTCAAATTAGTACCAGTAACCGTCAAACGGCAACGGAGGGCCATAGTCCCACGGGTGATGCTGTAGTTGCTGGGAGGGATGTTAAACAAAATGACACCGCCCGATGATTGCGATTGTGAAGTAGAAGACACCTGAAAAATGCGATTGCGGGTTTTAATCGCCTGTGCCGAAGAGTTAGACTTCAAAGAATGGGGGACATCCTGAGTCATGTAGTTATGGACTTCTTGATTGATTCCTGAGAAGTGCGTCGCCATCGTATTCTATACTGAGTTATGCTATTTTATTTTCGGCGAATTACTTCGTAAATTTATAATAATTTCCAAAGTCCAGGTTATTTACTTCCACCAAAGAACGGCGATTGTGGACGGCATGGTGCATGGCGGAGGGATTATTTGGTAATTCGGGCATACCATGACCCCAGCCGTACATAATGGATTCTTGTCCTCGGGGATAACCGTGCATTTTGATAGGATTTGCATCGTGCAATACTTTGCCCATGATCGGAGCATGTTTCTCTTTCACATCATCCGATCCCGTAGCGTATGCAGCAACGCCTGGCTTGTAATTATGCACCGTATGCTTTACTACATTATTGACAAACGGCAAAAATGCCTTGTACTGTTTACCGCTACCGTATAGATGACTCATTTATATTGTGGGAGATTTTTCTTGAGCAAGTTTCACTTCCTGCTGATTAAGTGCTTTTTGTTCAGCAATTTCTTTTTCTAGTTTCTCTCTTTGCAAAAGGAGATCTTGCAATAACGAATCACGTTCACGTATCAGTGATTGCGGAACAGCTAAAATGGGATGTTCAATCGTATCCTGATAGGCATTAGTGGGTTTCAGTTGCACCTCGTCCAGCTGAATAGTAATACCATAATTGACACCTTGCATATCCAGCGTATAACTGGTAGACAAGTTGTCGGATAAATACAAATTGAGTGATGGGATAAATTTATTGCTAATCATGGACTTTGCATCGTTGCGGTAATAAACAATACTGTTAGGCAGAGTTGTAATAGGAATCTTAGCGACTATATCGCTATTCTGATACGATTGTACGATTGCTTCATAGTTATTCTGGAATTTGAGCGACTCGGAACGGAGATACACCGAGGTAATAGGATTGACAATGACTTTGTTAGGAGACGTTAATACAATCGCTGTACCAAATGTCTGGTTTGCTTGTGGGAAACCATTCATGATACCCAGCACATAGGATGTGGAAAAATTTAGCGTAATGGAAACGGTATACGCTAACCCTGTCATCGTCATAGAGGTAAATCCAGTTTGTGCATTATAAGTAAATACAAAATTAGCAGCGGACAAAGTGGAGGAGGGCAAATTAAGCAGAATATCTGCTAATAATGAGGTAACCATTTGGGATTGAAGGACGTTTATATTGTAATTTCCGGTCGGGATATTCATGGTTGTAGAATTAAATGTATGCCCTGCCCCATTTGTATCCGTATAGCTATATGGTAAATTATAGTTAGTGGAGTTAACTTGGGAAAATGAATAAGGCAATTCAATCATCGGCGTAGAAATTAAAAACCGATTATTTGTATTCGTCAATACAATGGGTGTTGTAAATAGAAAAGTACAATTGTTAGATGTCCCTGTATTAGCTTGTCGGGTATTAAGATACAACGTATAGGATTTAACGATCTCCATTTATGTCTATTTATAAGTAGAATAAATCTTTGGATAGATTAGCATGGCTTCCATTAATGGATTACAAAATAACGCTCTCATTGTAAATACAATTGATGGTCTGCAAACCGTTTATGCAACAAGTATATATGATAATGGTGTTTTACTCACACCAGGTAACTATGTACCTTATACGGGAGCTACATCCACGATTGATGCAAACGGGCAAAACCTGGTAAACGTTGCAAATTTTTCCACGCTATCTTTGACTGCATCCGTTGCAAAGATAGGAGTCATTTCAACAAATACGATATCATGTAATACGCTATCCAGTAACACAATATCCACAAACACGATAACTGGAGCAAAAGGGACATTCGGACTATTATCAACGGTTACCCTATCTACTAATACGCTATCCAGTAATACACTATCCACAAACACGATAACCGCCGCATTAGGCACGTTTAGTTCACTATCGGTAACAAATACAGCTTCTGCCTATCAAATGAATACAAATTTAATGTATATTCAATCTGCACCAGCAGATACTCCCGTAACCTATATTGCACTAAATGGGGCAGGACTGGTAACATCTTATACGCCCTCGCTTCCTATTCCGAGTACATTCTCCACCGTGCAAATCCTCGCATCCACCGCCACGATTTCTAGTATCTACGCTTCTACACTAAAAAGTAGTACCATCATTGGATCCTCTACTATCCTATCCTCACTAACAACAAACACCGAATGGGCATCCACCATAAACTTCTCCACCATGACACAAGTAGGGACGGCACCGATTCAATTCTATGGAGCCGTCACCTCTAACTCGGGCATCACCGCCCCCATTTTCACAGGAGACCTAACAGGCAATGCGGGGTCCGCCTCAAATGTGCGAGTGGATGCCCCCCTTGCCTCCACCATCTATTTTGCGGGTTTATCAGGGCCAGGAAGCGGCGGCAATTATCGTTTGTACAATGCACCCACACTATTCTATAATGTTTCTACTGGACTTCTCTCCACGCCAAACATTCAATTGTCGCAGGTACCCACGGGAACTATTTCAAGCTATTTAGGGATTAATTCGCTGGGATCCACGGTAACGGGAACGGGTGGCGGTGCAACAATTACAAACATTTTTTCCACGCTCTATGTTTCCACACTGTATGCGAGTACCACCTTAGCCAGTACCATCTTAACCAGTACCCTTAATGCAAGTACGATTTATTTCAGTACATTATTTGGATCCACCCTTAACGCAAGTACGATTACAGTGAGTTCGCTTTTTAGTGGCGTAGTATCCACAAACCAGGTCACCACTGCATCTACTCAGCTATTTCTCAATTCGGGTTCTACTATCAATTTGAACGTGGGCGGAACAACCATGATGACGGTAGGTTCCAGTGCAACACTTTTAAGTAATTCAGGGATAGGGATTTTAACCTTGGGCGTAAATGGGTCACTCAATTCCTATCTCAATTTATCAGCGGGGCTGGGTCAATTTAACGGAAACATACAGGCGGTAGGTGGGACGATTACAGCAGGTAACTCGGCAGGAATCAGCCCATATACGATTGTTAGCACGGCGGGGATATACATGGGAAATGGAGCAAATCTTGTAAGCACCACGTCACAAGCAGTAGTAACCGCCATAGGGGCCGCTAATTCTGCATTTTCCAGTGATTTTATTATAAAGAGTCAAACAACGTATGTATCCACGACCACAGGTATTAATCTTTATGCTCAGACATCAGATAGTGCAACACTTGGACAACTGTATTTTAATAATACAAATAGCACCACTGCGGGTACATCTAATATGGCGATACGCTTACTTGCTCCATCAGGAACATCTGGAACGCCAGGAGCATTAACAACGTATGTAACAGTAACAAGCGCAGGACTTGTAGGTGTAAAATCACCGACCGTTTTATTTTCTCAGAATACAAGTGGAACTTTCGTTGGAACGGGATATAAAACGTTATATATTAGAATTGTTGGTGGAGGTGGTGGTGGAGCTGGAACATCTCTTACTGGTGGAGCAGGCGGTACAACATCTGTATCAGGTACAAATATAACATCATTAACTGCATTAGGTGGATCGGGAGGACTTACATATGCAGGTGGAGCGGGTGGAGCAGTAGGAACAGGCAATATAACCCTTCCAGGAGGAGGTGGTAGTGGTTCTTATCTTTTTGTTGCTGGAACGTCGGGGGGAATAGGTGGAGCATCAGCATTAGGATACGGTGGAACAAATGAAATAGCAGGTGGAGCACCAGCATTTCAACCGACAAATGGAGGAGGTGGTTCTGGAACGTATGCTTCAGGATCAACTACTTATGGTGGAGGTGGTGGAGGTGGAGGAGGTTATTCAGAATCATATATATCTAATCCATCAGGGACATATACTGTAACCATAGGATCTGGAGGAACAGGAGGAACTTCTTATGGATATGCAGGAGCGAATGGATATTGTATTGCGTATGGATTAAATTAAAAATCTTTACATAATGTAAAGAGATGTCTATTCAACATTATGCGGTTATTGATGCATCTAATAATATTATAAATCGTATTGTATATGCTTCAGAAGATACTCCACCAATACCGCATCCATATTATTCTAATCATACTTTGATTCCATGTGATGATACAATAGGATTACATATAGACGGATGGAAATATGTTAATGGAAAATTTATTGCTCCACCTCCACCACCACCTGCACCAACATTACCATCAGACCCCAAAGATAAGCAAATAGCAGATTTAAAAGCAGACATACAAACCCTATCCGCATCGCTCACGCAAGTAATCAATACGCTCAATAATCTTACTAGGCCTTCTTCTGCAGGTAAAAATACTTCCGCTAAGTAGTAATGACACTTCCCGAACTCCCTGTAATTGACCCCGTTAAATTTGTCTCCATTACAGAGTTACAAGAAGTGGTAGTAGAAATGCACTCCACCATAACATCCTATGCTACTACGGTTGATGCTATGAAAGCCGACTTGCTAACATTGCACGGCTCATTATCGCTGACCATTCAGACCCTTAACGGGATTTGTAAATAACAAGCACAAGGCTCGCCCTGCTTTGAATAAAAAAATATCCTCTATCAGTAAACATGTCTATCCCTATCCCAGCCCTGCAAAGTGTTCCCGCAGTGGATGCGAGTGCGAGTGTTCCCTCTGTTGTTTCTCCGTTGGGTGTTCTCATTCTCCATACAATTGATCTTCCGTCGGATGTGATGGCTGTTCTAGATGGATACGGTAAGGTGGTTGAGTACGACGCAACCGTAGAGGGAGCTTTGCCGATTGATAAATTGGTATTTGATTACCTCCTATTGGATATCCGCAAGAAAGCCGACCGTGCCTATTTTGATAAGCAGGACACAAACCCATTCAGCACGATTTGCTATATTAGCCCCATTGAACAATTTGATAGTCTGATTGAGGATTTGAATTGCAACAGTGTTATTACACAATTCCCACCCCGTCAGCACTTCAAAGAAGATTACAACAAATTGCTACTTAGCACAAGTACGGGGTCGCCGAGTAAATGCTTGTCACTTCTTACGTTCGCTTCTAATTTTTTTTTGAGTCTCAAAAGGAAATCTCTGAATTCTACACCCTAATAAAAAGATTATGGGACATGGCTACGGCTGTACTTAATCAAAAGGTGCTTATGTTAATACTCGGATTAATTCCTAAATTATTACCCTATGCTCCGATGTTTTTAATTTTATTATAGTTGCGATCTAACTCACAAGAAATAAAATATTCTTTTCTATGTAGAATGGGAAACGCAATTAAGAGCTTTGCTAAGGGGGTTGCAAAAGCGGCAATATCAGGAGCAGGATCGGCTATCCCCATTATTGGGGGTCCTCTCGCATCCTGGGTAAACAGTAAATTTGCGGTAGGGTCATTTGATATTGGTGCGCCAGGGGTGGATATTCCAGAAGACGCTAAGAAGAAAATGATTACGACACCTGCCCAGCTCAAAGCATTGGTGAAAGCGGAACCAGGGGTAGCCGCTAAGGCTGGGCTTACGGTTGAGATGATTGACCAGGAAGTGAAGAAGGCAAAAGAGGAAGCCAAAGCCATCGGTGGTATGGTCGGCATGGGTCGCAAGGTTTCTACTATGGTCCCCCGTGTTGGTATCCCACCCGCCACCGAGTTTAGCAAACCAGCGATGGCGGTAGGTGGTAAAGTGAAGGGTAAGGGAATGAAGCCCGAGGAAATGGAACGATTGCATTCGGGCATTGAAGAGGGCAAGGCACCTAAGGCGAAAGCATTTGCAGTGGGAACACCTAAAGTGAAAAAGCCCCGCACAGCAGCACAAATAGCAGCAACAAAGAAATTGGTAGAGGCAAACCGTGCGAGACGTGCAAAGAAGGAATAAACAATAAATTTAATATCTTATTTGGTATATAGAATGCCTCTATATACGAAAGAAGATTTAGCCAAACTGAAAGATTCAAAACCCATTCCGATAATCGCACATACGCACGAATGTATTGTACC